CCGCAGTAGCACCCTTCAATGATTGTGCGAATGATGCGCCGCCGGCCAATACAGCAGCAGGCAAACCAGTCAGTGATGGAGTATCATAGGTTTGTTGGTGTGTAAACGCCATTGTGTCTGGCATATACAAAGCAATCGTGTCGGATGTTCTGCGGATAGTTCTTGCACCGTTGATACTCGATGCACCTTTCAATATTAAACTTGCGGTTACCGCAGCACCAGATGCAATGCCTGTCACAGAATCACTGATGCCTCTTAAAACAGGACTATTTTCTGTTACTTTGTTTAATGTTTCAGCAATCGAACTTCCAGCATCCGTAATGCCCTGAGATACAGCCTGTGCGCCAGGTGTATTAATTAGTGTGTTTAAATTTTGAAATGGTGATGCAGTACCATATGCTTCACGATTGGAAATAATTGTGGGTGAATCTCCTGTTAGTTCTCCAGGATAATTCGTATGAATCTGTTCATTGATATGAATTACTAGATAATGCCCCTTATCGTAATTTCCTAAATCTTGGGGATATCTGTACAAATTATTTTCATAGGCGCCTCCAACCAGTTCGGAAGATGCTTTTCCTGTTCTAGCTTTCTGGCCTTTGTTGAACTTAATATCGGTTAGAGTAAATAATGCCATTTTAGTCCTATAGGTTGACTACATATTTATATGAGTTTCGGCAATAAAACCTATAAGGGTATCTTTAAACCTAAGAACCCTAAAAAGTACAATGGTAATCCAGACAATATCATCTACCGTTCTTCGTGGGAAGTAAGGGTGATGAAGTATTTGGACGACCACCCAAGTGTAATCTGGTGGGCTTCAGAAGAATTGGTAATTCCTTACTACAATCCTATCGACCAAAAGAAGCATCGATACTTTCCTGATTTTGTAGTTAAGATGAAACAGAAAGACGGAAAGGTTATGACCTATGTAATAGAGGTTAAACCTCAGATACAAACTAAAGAACCTGTACGCAAAAGAAAGACTCAGAAATTCATTAACGAACAAGTGACTTATATTGTTAATCAATCCAAGTGGAAAGCGGCTGATGAGTTCTGTCAAGAACACGGATGGAAATTCATGGTCGTGACGGAAAAGGAGCTTGGAATAAAATCTTAATTCAAAGCGGACACCGTTACTTATATACTGGGCAACTAAAAAACCAGTTAAATAAGGCAATAATAAGGTATTGTTTTCAACATAAATAGAGCATGGCATATTTAATAGACCGAATCAATGAACAACTAACCAAAAGTGGTTTGGAACCTCGTTCCACGGCCGCACGAAGATGGTTGTCTCAGAAGATTAAATCGTTGTCTGTGACTCGTCAAGCACTGCTCCGAGATAAGGAGAGATTACGCAATTCATCGTTTATCGGCCGTATGTACTTCTACTACTACGACCCAAAGACTAAGGATATGTTGCCATATTACGATAGGTTCCCATTGGTAGTACCGATAGAACAGCACCCAGACGGTTTTCTAGGACTGAATTTGCATTATATCAGTCCAAAGCAACGTATTATCCTTTTAGATAAACTTAGTGAATTTGCAAATAATAGTGCTTATGATGAAACAACACGACTTAGAATGAGTTACGATTTATTGAAACGTGCTACTAAAATTTATGAAAAAACTCCATGCCTAAAAAAATATCTGTACAAACACATTGAGAGTAGATTTGTCGAAATTGATGCAAACGAATGGGACATTGCTGCAATGTTACCGTTTGAAAATTTTGTGGGTGCATCTAGCAACAAAGTGTGGTCAGAATCTAGGAAAAAATTCTAATGGCTTTTTTACCAAATCAATTTCTATCAAACATTAAAGCAAAAGAAGGTTTGGCTAAACCTAGCCGATTCCAAGTAGTTTTGCCTATACCGTCCTACATCAATAATTTTGTGGGTCAATCTGTGTTTGAAAAGATTTTAAATTTACCAAATACTTTGGCAGCAGACATTACTGATGCCTTTGATTTCTCACCAAAAGACGAACAGACAAGAACATCTAACGCTTCACTGTCTCGATACCTCGCTTTACAGTGTGAGACTGCCGAATTACCTGGCAGAACACTGATTACCGCAGACGCAAAGGTTTACGGTCCAACATATAAAGTTCCATATCAGTCACAGTACAATGATATCAATTTAGGTTTTATCTGTACAAATGATTTCTATGAACGAAAACTTTTTGAGAGATGGATTGAAGCTATCCATCCATCAGATACAAATAACTTGAGATTCGCCAAAGGTGAAGAAACTCGTTATTTAACAAACATAACCATCATTCAGTATGATGATTTTATTAAACAAATTTATGCAGTTGAATTGATTGATGCTTTCCCAATAGGCATTTCTGCACAACCATTAACTTGGACAGACGATAACTTCCATAGATTGAGTGTGCAGTTTGCTTACACTAAGTATAAACCAATCTATGATGGCAAATATGATATCGTTGCAGCTGCCGCAGAAATTTTTGGAAATTCTGTTGGACATAAACTTGTTGACCCACTAAATCAGAAAATTTCTAATTTTGTGAACCGTATTTTTTAATTATTTGGAGATATTATGGCATTACCAAAAATTGATTCACCAGTATTTAAGGTGAAACTCTTATCTAATGACAAAATGGTAAGAATTCGTCCCTTCACTGTCAAAGAGGAAAAAATCTTCTTAATGGCATCAGAAGGTGAGGACATTGATGCAATTGTTGATTCTGTAAAACAAGTATTGAACAATTGTATTCTTGATGATATTGATGTTGATTCGTTACCAGTATTTGACATTGAAAATTTATTCTTGAACCTTCGAGCTCGTTCGGTTGGTGAAATGGTAAACTTACGTTACCGTTGTAACAACTTGGTTGGTCCTGAAGGTGAAGAAAAACACAAGTGTGACAATATTGTGGAAATGGAACTTAATGTTTTGGATATTGCTCCGTCAAATGATGAGAGACACAACAAAACAATCCAATTGTCCGAAAATTTGGGTATGGTAATGAAATATCCAACGTTCTCGTTATTTAAATCATATGATAGCGAAAATGAAATTGATACAATTCTGAACATGACTGTCAGTTGTATCGATTACATTTATGATGGAGACCAACTACATTATTCTAAAGATTATAAACGTGAAGAATTGGTCGAATTCGTTGAGAATTTACAAGCGAAAGACTTAGAGAAAATTCAATTGTTTTTTGATACTATGCCAAAGTTGCGTAAACAGGTGGACTTCCATTGCAACAAATGTGGGTATGATGAAAAAATTAACATTGAAGGAATCGAAAGTTTTTTCGTATAAATCTTGGTCATGATAACCTTGGCAACTATTATCAAACCAACTTTGCATTGATGCAACATCACAAGTACAGTTTGACAGAGTTGGATAATATGATGCCGTGGGAAAGAGATATCTATGTGAATATGCTAATGAGATATCTTGAAGAAGAAAATGAAAGAATAAAACAAACGCAGGCTCAAAGGCGATAAAGTAAATGGCACAATCTAGACTATCAAAAATCCTAGAACAGGAATACAAAACCAAAGGTCTTATTGGCGGGGCAAGTTCCGCCATGGGTAAAAGAGCATTAGAAAAACTCGATGTTCGTAATGCTTTGTTTGGTGGTTCTGGATTGGGTTCTATTATCGGTAGAAAAATCTTTGGTCGTGGTTACTCTGCGACAAGAGGTGCATCCTCAGAATCTGGACTATCCAGTGCTTCCGCTCAAGTTTCTTCATTGAACAACTCGTTGTTGGAAGAACTGAATGTAAATTCTAAAATCTCAGCGAAGAATTCAATGGCATTGCCTTCAATGGCAAGAGACATGAACGTGATGAGACAAAACATCATAAAGATGGTTAAGTTGCAAGGTGGTACCGCAACAAACAAAGCTGATGCATGGTTTATGAAGTCTAAAGACCGTGAAGCTGCATATGAGAGTCAATTTGGTAGAAAATCTTCAACTAGTCCTAGTAAAGTTGAAGTTTCCGCAAAAGGTGGTGAATCTGGCGGTATTCTAGGATTCTTGGGTAATGCGGTTCGAGGAATCGGAACAGCGATTTCAGGACTTGCACAAGCGTTAGGAAGTGTTATTGCATCATCTATAAAAGCATTAGGCGAAACTTTATCGACCGCAATCAAGTGGTTGGCGGGAGCTCTGGCTGCAGCAGGTTTAGGTCGTGGTCGAGGTGGTGTAGTCAGTGTTCCTGGCGGCAAAGGCAAAAAGAAACCTGGAGGCAAATGGAAAGGAAGATTGGGCATGGGTGCTAATGCGGCACTTTTGGGCATTTTAGGATACGAACTCTATGACCAACTTTTCGGCAACGATGATGAATCTTCCCCAAATGCAGCAGGTGGAGAAGGTGTGGGACCTAACGGAGAGCCGTTACCGAACCAGACTGGAACCAACTGGAAGAACGTAGCGACAAATGCTGGTATGGCAGCACTAGGAACAGCAGGAGCTGTGGCCACAACATCTTCTATTATGAGTCGTTCTGCCGTGCAAGGTTATAATGCCGGCGCAAAAAGATTTGTTGATTCATCCGGCAAATTTACCGCAGCCAAGAAAATTCCTGGTGGTGAAATGTTGAAGAAATTTATTGATTTTGCTGTAAAGGCACAATCAAAAGGATGGATGGGTAAAATATTTGGTAAACTTGCGGTTCGTGTGGGTACCAGTGTTGCAATGAAAGCCATGACATTCTTAGGTGGCCTTGCTGTTCCAGGTGTTGGTTGGGCAGCTTCTGCTATTAGTTTGGCAATGTTGGCGTATGATGCTTATATCATATATGATGCAATCTTTGGTGATGATGGTATTTTGAAAGAACTCGAAAAAGAAGATAGTAAATCAACAGCACCTACACCTGCCGGTCCTGCACCTACAACCGCTGCGCCTACTGCACCTACGGCAGCTAATGCTGATGATTATTCTGGAAAGGT